ATTAATATTTTACAAACCCAAGCAGATCATATTGAGAAAAAAGCTTGCGTTTGCCATCTAGATCTAAATGATAAAAATATTATATTCAATTACGAAAAATTTAAACTTGTTAATTTTAACAATTCTTATAATCTTGACCCTCATTGGGATATGGCTTTTTTATCTATTAATTTAGGTCTTGATAAATTTCTATCAGTAGAAGAGGATTTTGTTAATATATATAATTCTTACTCAAAAAAAAATAAGTTATCTTATAGTAGTTTACAAGATTTTAAAAGTTGTGCATTTAAAATTATTTTATTAAAAATAATCACATCTTTTATTTATAGATTAGCTGATATTAAATTAGAAGATGACATGATTGATTTAACAAAAAATTATATAAACATCAGACCTTTTATTCAACATGAAATGAGTGCATATTTAGATGTTCTAGATCAATTTTTTTACCAAACCTAATGAAGATATATTTTGATCATATTTGTGGCAAACAAGCTGATACTGATTTTCTTCACATGCTTGTTAGTGCTACTGTTAGTAGAGGTGAGGAACAGGAAGCGTTAGATAACGGTTGGTGCCCATCAAATATATGGTACAAACAAGATACAAACTTTGTCAAAAAAAATAAAATTATTTGGTACCAAAGTCGTCAAACCAGATTAAATTTAAGTAAATATAGCGAAACCAAAAATGAAAAAAAGACTTGGAAAAAAATAGCCAAAGCTAATCTTGAAGTAGAAATAACTACCGATCCAAATTTTATAAAATTATATAAAATTTATAAAAATTATGTGCAGTACAAAAATTTTTCTTCAGTGCTGTCGCAAAAAGAGTTTATAGAAGCATACGAGCGTGGTGATGACATTTTTTTAATTTATGGAGACGTAGCCTTTAGTGTTGTACAAAAGGTTGGCCAAAGCTTAATTTCTCATCAATTTTGTTGGGGGTATGAAGACAAGGTTTTAGGTTTGGGTAGATTTTCCACGTACAAAGAAATATCTTTAGCTAAAGACTTGGGTTTAAAATACCTATATCTTGGACCAAGTTATGAAAATCATGGTAAATACAAAAGCTCATTTCCAGGATTTGAGTTTTGGACAGGAAGAAAATGGTGCACGGATGAGTCAAAATATTTTGACCTATTAGAAAAAGACGAAAAAATAACTTCTGTAGAAGATTTAACTGATTCTTATGACTCATTCTTTGATTCTTTTTCCGTATAATCTAAGTCTGTAAATTCCGTCATAAAAGAATTATCTGTGTATTTGACTCTTTTGTTTTCAACACTGTAAAAATTTTGGTCTATTTCATAGCCTGGATTCTTAGTTAAAGGTTCTTCTACCCAAGCGTCATCATGCCATACGATTCTATTGTTGGGGTATGCGTAAAAGTTTCCATTTTCCATTTTAAACATATGAGCACATTTGTGTTCTGGGTGTTCAGAAAAATTTGTATCTAAAATTGCTTTGTTTTCCCAACCCCAATCTATTGTAAACATATATTCTCCCCATTCTCTTTTGTTTGAAGGGGTTATAAGGACGCCTCTAAGACCTTTGAGTCTAGATCTTACCCCTACATCAACATAGGGTGAAAAACAGTCCCAATACATAGCTTCTTCTAACGGCACTGGGTCACATTCTTTCCAACATAAGGCTGTAATTGGTCTTCTTGTCCAATTTACTCCATTATCTAAATAACACTCAAATAAAGGAACTCTTTTTTCCATTGACGTGACAGAGTGCACGTCACACATTGTATATTCTTTATGTCCTTTTTTGTGATTATATAAATATTCGTTCCTAATAAAACATGTAAATGTTGGTAAATTATGAGTTAGATAAGGCATATAAAATATATTAAATTAACTATAGAATTTTACACTTTGTGTGGTATAATAATCCCAAATGCAATATAATTTATACAAACCAAACGCCAAATCAACAGGTTGCGCTTTTTCTTTTAAAATCATCACAAAAGATAAAGAAGGCAATCCATCAAAGCCAACATTTTTAATTCAAGCGATTAAGCAAGCTAGTTGGAACTCAAATAAGAAAACAGGATCTTTTAGTGCTAATGCTAAAGACCCAGAAAAAAATATTTATTGTAAAATCAATGAGAATGAAGTTGGCGCAATTATTGACGCTATTGAAAAATATACAGACTGGTCAGCGTATCATACATACAATGACGACAAAACAACAATGTCATTTAAACCATATACAAAACCAAATGGTGTTGAAGCTTGGTCTTTTGGAGTTATCAAAAACTCTGCTTTAAAATTTGGTATAGGTATCGAAAAGGGTGAAGCTAGAACTTTAAAAACCTTACTGGAGTTATACTTAACTAAATTATTTGATTACGAAGGTTAATGAAAACCGTACTTTATCATTCAAACAATTCTAAAGCATTTACAGGTTTTGGCAAACACTGTAAAAACATGCTCAGATATTTGCAGAAAACTGGCAAATATAAACTAGTAGAATTTGCTAACGGAATGCCTTGGGGCGACCCAAATAGGATGAATAAACCTTGGACTTGTCAAGGTTCTTTACCCAATAATCCAAGTGTTATACAACAATTAAATGCAAATCCAGATCGTGGTAGAGCTGCAGGTTATGGAGCAGAGATGATAGATTTAGCAATTAAAGAATATAAACCAGATGTTTATATAGGAGTAGAAGACATTTGGGGTTTTTCGGGTTTTTGGGATAAACCTTGGTGGAACAAAATCAACCACATGATTTGGACTACATTAGATAGTCAACCTATTCTACCTCAAGCTATAGAAGCTGCGCCCAAAACAAAAAATTTCTTTGCTTGGTCCTCTTTTGCTGAAAAAGACTTAAAAGCTATGGGACACGATCATGTGGGAACACTTCATGGTAGCATAAATACAGAAGATTTTTATAAATTATCTGATATAGAAAGACACAATTTAAGACAAAGTTTTAATTTATCTGATGAGTTTATTATTGGTTTTGTTTTTAGAAATCAATTAAGAAAAAGCGTGCCTAATTTATTAGATGGTTTTAAAGCATTTAAAAAGGATTGCCCTAAAGCCAAATTATTGTTACATACCAATTGGTCAGAAGGATGGGATATACCAAGATTAATTAAAGAAAAAGGGATAAATAATTCAGACATCTTAACTACATATTGTTGTAAAAACTGTGGTTTTTATTCTATTGCTGAATTTCAAGGTCAAGGTATTGATTGTCCAGTATGTGGGGCGCAAAAATCGTTAAATACAACTAATATTCAGCACGGTGTTAACGAAAAACAACTTAATGAAATTTATAACTTAATGGATGTTTATTGTCACCCATTTACAAGCGGAGGCATGGAAATACCCATCTTTGAAGCAAAGTTGACCGAACTAATTACATTAGTTACCAATTACTCTTGTGGTGAAGACTCTTGCACACCAGAGAGCGGTGGTCTACCATTAGAGTGGGCTGAATATCGAGAGCCAGGAACTCAGTTCATCAAAGCCTCGACTTATGCATCAAGTATTGCTAAACAACTAAAAAAAGTTTGGCAAATGAAACAACATAAGAAATACGAATTAGGTAAAAAAGCCAGACAATTCACAATAGATAATTATTCAATAGATGTTATAGGCAAAAAACTAGAAGACATAATCGATAACATGCCAGACGTTGATTATGAGTATGATTGGGACAAAGAAGCCAATGCTCAAAAAACATTAGATGATCATATAGATACAGAAAAATCTATTGCAGTAGTGATTCCTGGTGGAGAATTAGATATTATTTATGTTAATTCAACCCTAGAAGAGTTTAAAAAAATATACGAAGACTATTCGATTTATGTATTTACGAATTTAAATTTTGCGGCTTATATAGAAGATAATCCAGCAGTTTATAAAGTTTTACCATATTCTCCAGAAATAGATGACCCTCTATTTTTAGAAGGATACTCTACTCACAAAGGTTATTTTGATATGGCTTTTTTCCCACATCACTTGACACAGAGGGTTCAAAACTATATACATAACGGTAAAGATAAAAACACATATTCACCATGTCAAATATAGCAGAAGTTTATTCCAGAAATTTGGGGGCTAAAATTAGCAAACCAAAATTAACCGAACATTTTTTTCCAGTATTATCAAAGGATTATATTGTCCTTTCGTATGATAATATGTCAGAGTCACAACAATACGTTAACTGGCATATGGTGAATAAACTTTTATTGGATAGGTTGAAAGCACACAATATTGAAGCAATTCAAATATCTTATACAGAAAAAGATGGAATTACAGCAAAGCAAAAAAATTATTTAATAAAAAATGCAAAGCTGCTACTAGGTTCGTATTCACATTATACGGAAGTAGCTAATACTTACGACGTTCCATCTGTATGTTTATTAGCTAATGCCTATAAAAGCACGGTCCCAGATAACAAAAACTGTCATTTAATATGTCCAGATTTTTCCAAAATCAAACCATGTTTTTCACATCAAGATCCACAAAAACTAATTAACACAATTAAGCCAGAAGATGTAGTCAACCTTGTCTTTGAAAAATTAAATCTTGATGACAGAGTTTTATTTAAAACTATTTATTGCGGAGATTCATTTAATAAAGATCAATTTGAAGTGATACCTAATTTCTTTGGGGTTCCTAACAAACAAATCAACCAACCAATAACGATCAGAGGAGATGTGCACTTTGACGAAGACTATATGGTTGAATGGTCTAGCCTAGGCCCTTGCGGAATAGTTACTAATCAAGTTTTAGATTTAGATAAGTTTTCGCAATTCAAAAACAATATTAAAAAACTTGTTTACAGAATAGAATCCTTAGAAAATGATGTGTCTGAATTTTTAAAAAATTTAAAAAATATAAATATCAGTGTTGTTTTAATAACAAAGAACAAAGATATTATTAGCGATTTAAGATTAAAGTATTTTGATTTTGACGTCTATTTAGAAAACTTACCAGATTTAAAATCATTAGTTACCGATAAGACAAAGTACGCATCAAATAAAATTGTTTTTTCAAAAAATAATGTGTATGATACGATTTTTAACGCAAAAATGCTTGACAATTCTAATAATTTTGTATTAAATAAAGACTCACAAGAAGAAATACAAAATTTATATTTATATGAGTAGTCCAGAAAAATTTAAAAGAAACGAACATGGTCTTCTAGAGTCAGTTGATTATGTTTTTAATGACGATGGTTCTGTAAATTGGAGAGCCATGATTACACCAGAGCATCTTTATCCAAATAGAGATTGGTTTGAGCGTAGAAAAATGCCAGTTCCAAGTTCTATAGAAGGTCTTGATGATGGCCAACTTTTAATAAAGTTGAGTGGAATTAAAGAGTTAGCTAAACTTCGTGGATTTCATAACGTAACTTATGACGTTACAGAATCTTCGGACAGTAGAGTTGTTGTTCAATGTATGATTAATTGGCTTGAAAATTACGAAAGTAACGGAACACAAACTTTCGCTTCTATTGCCAATGCAACAACAAATAATACAAATGGTTTTGCGGCAAAATTTTTAGAATGTATTGCTGAAAATCGTGCGTTTATTCGTTGTGTTCGTAATTTTCTAAATATCCATATTGTTGGTGCTGATGAAATAGATAGCTCTAAAGATAAAGCTCCAATCGAAACACCTACAGAATCAACCGATATTAGCCCTCAAGGCATCTTAGCTAAGAATCTTAAGGATAAGTTAGGTGTTAGTAATTTTGACGGCTTTAAAGACTGGTTGCGTGCTTTATACTTAGATAAAAAGTATGAAGGTGATGCAGAGCAGGTTAAGTCTTGGACAAAGTTCAAAGACATTCCAGCTAAAGAATGTAGAAAACTACTTAAATTAATCTGATAACTTACCTTTGTAAGTGGCAGTGTCTCTAAAATCTTCAGACGTTAGGTGAAAGTGTAATTCAACCTCATCAGAATCTATAAACATATTTTTGGCGCTAAACTTACTATAGGTGTATTTATTTGATTTATAGTTTTGCTCTATCGCTACAAAATCATTCTCAGATACTCTGATAAATATATCTAGGTAAGATTCACTAGTTTCTAAATCTATTGGAATATCATATTTATTTCTTATATCAAATTCAAATTCTAAAGTTTTATTTGGAGATACGCCACTACCTACACCCATTCCGTTTTTTCTTTCATATGTTTTATCTAAGGAATTAGTTAAGTCTATATTTTTAATTATATCTTTTATATAAGTAATGTTAGCAAAAGGTACGTCAACTTTTAATACAACAGATTCTGAAGATTCTGGATTTTTTAATGAATTAACTTCTACCTTGTATGTTCCAGCATTTAAATTTTTAATAGAATAAGCAGTTTGGTGACTACTGAAATCAGTCTTTCTAAATTCTTTTTGGTAATATGGCCCAGAAATCGTTTCGTTAATCGCTGTGACTCTGTATTTTGTTTCGTTACTAGATGGATTACCGAATATTGTACCAGCTAATGTATAAGAACCATTTGATTGTAAAGTTAAGGTTTCAGTAACTGTATTTGGTGCTAATGGTCTATTTACTTGATGATCCATAATACCAATATTATATTTTGTTTCAGCTGTGTCTAAATCGTTTGATTCTATTGTATCAAATTTACCAGAATTATACTGTAACGCACTAATTTCATACAAATTGTCTTCTACTGGTGAAATATTTATAATTTTATAAAACTCATTTACATTATTTTTTAATTCAACACTAAAGGTTGACCCATGTGGTACTCCAGTGATATCATTATTTAAATCTAAATAAACTCTTAAAAAATGGTCTCTAGGAAATTCTTTTACACCACTAATCTTAAATTCAGTAACTTGTTTTGTTTCCAAATTTCTCATTTCATCTATAGGAACAACACCATCATATTTGTTTTGTTCTGAACCAAAACTTTCAAGAAAATTATGATTGTAAACATCGTAAAGATTTTTGATCTCATTTTGCTCTTTGTTATTGTAAGCGTATATATTTCCAATATCTTCAACTGTTGCTGTAAATAGAGTTTCTCCTTCAGTTGCCCTTTTGTCTGTTTTTATTGATTCAATATTTACCGAATTAGGTATGTCAAAATATGGTGTTACAGCTTGTGTGCCATCTCCAGTTTCTATTTCTAGTATGTTTCCGTGATTAATTTCAAAGTTCTTTAAATCGTCATCAATTCTTACGATATCTCCTGGTGTTAAAAATGTAGATTCAACTCCAGCTTGAAATGTCACCATTTCAGTTTCTAATTTATTACTTAACAATAAATATTTTCCTAAACGTTTGGCTTGAGATTTTGATGTGCAACCAATACCATTAGATTTATGTATTATAATTCCATGGTTTCTAATCGATTCCTCATCTTCAATGTATTCAATTTTTTGATTGTAATTATCTTTTGCATCTGCATATGTAACTTCGACACGATTAAATCTCGCGTTAGCTAAAATATCTCCATAATTAAATATCCCATCAAACACGTTACTGTTATTAAAGAAACCATTTATTTCTTTAGGTTTATCAACAGCAAATGTTAAAGAAGCTCCATCCCAATATGACATGCCTCTAAAAATACTAGCTATGTTAGATAAAACATTATATGCATTTTGTGAATTGGTAAGCATTAAGTTAGCCGCAAATCTAGGTTCTAATCCACCTTGAGAATCTGGGACACCGTCAAAAAATCCTTCGTCATCAACAGTATCAGCATATCTAGCTGAATCATATAATTTAAATATATTTATATCCTGTCTGTCATCTAATCTATTACCAATTCCATATATCGGATTGACCATTAAGTCGTAGAGTATCCATGCTGGATTGTCAGTCCAAGCTAATTTAAAATTTCCATCCCACTCACCTATGTATACTTGCTCTCTATTTTTGCCAAAAGCAAATGAAGCATCAGTTACTAAATTACTTGAATTTGAAGGGTCTATAGTGGTGCCTTTAAATACTCCATGTGCTCCCGCAAACCTATCTCTAAATACATAGTTGTTTGTTGTTGATTCAATAACTGTACCATCGTAATGATGTAACAATTGATTATTTTTTTTGATTTTTACGTCGGCAATCATAACACCGTTTTGCACCTTGTTTGTACCACCCCTTATAGAACCTATTTCAACAAAATTATTAGATGTGTTGTCCATGTTCATAGCTCTTCCAGATCTTGATGCTATTGCTACTTTATTATTTTCTGCATCTGAATTTTTACTCTCTATAAGTTGACCTGATGAATCATAAACATTTAACTCTCCAATAATATGAGATTGGGTAACCTTCATTTTAATTTCGTAAACATTACCTAAATCAGTAATTCTGTTAGCTATAGAATCAAAATTTATACTGCCTAATCCATGATATATCAATCTGAATTGTTTCGTAGCTTGAGTGTATGATATTTCAATTCTTTTTGTATTTGAAGAGGTCGCACTTAAGTAAACTCTAATTCCATTAGTAGTTAAAACACTATTATTAAATTTAGTTTTTAAAGAAAATTCACAATTGTCTGTACCAATGATTACTTTGTTAGGTACCTGTATAAATTGCCCACCCTTAAATTTAAATATATTTCTTCTTCCATAAGCGTTAGCATTATCAACTATTCTTTTGTCAGACCCATCACCCCTAAGAGGAGAATAATTAGTTGGCACTAAAACCTTTTTCAATCTACATTGGAAACTTCTAGATGGTAGAGAATTAAATGCCCTTGCATCAAAAATACATTTAGATAAAGCAGACAAAGGATAAGTATAATCATCATTTAATTTCTCCGTTACATAATTTAAATAACAAACATCACTTTTTAAGACAGAATCTGTTTCTCTTGTAGTTTTACTTATAGTTACCAATCGTTTTAAATTTTTCCAACTATCTCCAGGAAATAATTTGTCTCCCTTATTGCCTAAATTAAATTCGGTTATTAAATTATCCTCTAATCCAAGAATGCTATTTGAGTCTAAAGTAAAATTCTTTAATTGTTTATTTTGTGGTATAGTAATGTTTATAGTCTTATTGTATGCGGAAGTGGAAATTCCCCTGAAAGAAAAAGTTCTACTTCTACTAAAGTTTTCTAAAATATACTGCTGTAATGTTATTCCAGCTTCTAAAGCTTCTCTTAAATTTGCATATCTAGTTATAAACCTGCTGACGTCCAAAGATCCTGGATTTATACTAACAATTGGATCGCTAATAAACCAACCATCTTCAGGTCTTGCATTTACTTCTTTTGTTACGCCAAACAATAATCCATTACTAATACCATGTTCTCCCGCTGCAACCGCCTCTATAAAGTTGGCGTACCCCCCAGCTAAAATACTTACATTTTGCTGATATATCAAGGTTGTAATACTTTTAGCGGTTCGTGAATCAGAAGGATATTCAATAAGCGTACTTGTACCATCGCCATTACTCCTATCTTGCTTAGCATAATTTTGAAATATTTTTTTTGTGGTATCAGTTTCTGGTACAACACTATATAAATCTTGTAAATCACTCCCTCTCGTGCTCAAAGAGAAAGCCTCAAATTGAAAAATATTTCCATAGGTTACATCTTGCATGCCTCCCAATTTTGTTCCAAAATTAGCTTGCGCTCTATTATCATATCTCTGTCTAACTCTACCAGCAATAAGGGACTCGTCTTTGGGCCTATACACACCAGCATCAACAGTATCTTGACCAGCTGGACCTTCTCCGTAATCCCTATATCTCCATTCAACTATTGATAAAAATCTAGCTCCTACATGAGAGTCGGATGCAATACCGAACGGCTTTAAAGAGTTGCCTTTACCAACAAGATGATATTGTCGAGTACTTACGTCTTGTAAAAAAATAGCTCTTTCACCTACTCCATTATAAGCTATACTCCCTGCTGTACCTTCTGCTAAATCCACTTGACCTATGGTTATTTTATACATAGGATTATTTTGATCAGACATCCAAGTTATATCCCCTTCAACGGGTTGACTGGTTGTATGGTGATCGGTAATTGGACCAGATCCATCTGGTGGCCTAAATGCAAAAAAAGAACTAGGCTGGTTTTTAAAGTAACTAACTTGTGTTGGCATTTGTACATCCGTGCCTCTTAAAATATCATCAGACTCTTTATGAGTAGGATGTCTAAAACCAGAAATTGTTAAATAATCTGCATGATTTGGATCAGTTTCAGGCGAAACTTGAACTATAAGAGCATCAAGTATTTCTATAAATGGATATTGTTGTTCCAAAACACTAATCTCTATGCCACCAATATAATTAGTACTAATATTATCTACTAAATTATCTACGGTTTCATATTTTGTTTCGATTCGAAATCCAACATCATTTTCAATTCTCCTTCCAGCATCGTCTCCATCAGCCACCGTATCAAATAAACTATTTATTGAAATTGTCACTGAAACTGATTCAACATTCCAATCATCTACAGCATGAGTTAAACTATAAGTATTGTGATTCCTTGGTTTATTAGCGTTCCAATCAGCAAAATCACCTAACCCTCTTATGTCTTTGTTTAAATCGGCATTAAAAGAGCCCAATAATCTTCTTGAGTAACTTATATCTCTACTTTGATTTAAGTTTAAAGGGGCCTGTTCTTCGTAACCATTTCTAAAATCAAAATCTATATTATTATAATTATATGTACCTTCAATGTCATTGTTGAATGCAATTTTAATTGGAGCTTCGTTAATTTTACCTATTTCTGGATCTTTTTGATTTTTACTGGCTCTGTGTATAGCTAATCTACCAGCAGTGCCAGATCGAGTAAAAACATCATAACCTCCATCAATACCATTTTGAATTTTTGTGTTAAAACTAGAGTCGCCAAGTGGTACAAAAAATTTACCAGTGTCAAAAGCGCTCCCGTTTAATCTAGTGTTATTTCCTATATAGAAAAACATAACACCACCACCAACAAAGTCACTTATTCTATATTTATTTCCTGCTTGATTACCAGTTAATGAACCAGAATTTGCGATGTTATTATAATTTGTCGCAGAATTAAATTTTGGCACAACAAAAAATAAACTCTTAGGTACGTTAATTGTATCACCATTTTCTAGTTCTATACTTCTTTCTTCAATACCATTATGAAAATATGTATCAAAAGATATTAAACTTGTGATCGTACTCAATGATCCATTAACTTCTCTTCTAAAAAAGTGTCCATCATTTTCATCAAAAAGATTTTCTGTTGTAAATTGTATAAAACCAAAATTCTTTGTTTGTGGATTTGAATCTATGTAATTTTCTAATTCTGTTAATACTGTATCAATTTCAGATTGTTTACTTGCATATAAAGTATCATTACCAGGATGCCCAACAGTAGAAGTTGTTACTGCATTACCCAAATTAGTTCTTATTTGATTGAGAGCTGTTCTTATATTTGTTGACGTAAGTTCGTGTATATTTTGTATATTTGAGTGGGGCAAAAATTTTTGATGCACACTAGATATGGTTCCGTCTGTGTTACGCAGATCTCCAGTATTTATTTCTTTTATAGGTACATCGTCTAAATATATCGCTTCTAAAAATTTATAATCTTTAGCTCTCCTACCATCTAAAGTTACTAATCCGTCAATTGGACCCTCGCTTATTAGATCGATTACAGAAACAGATTGGGAAGACTGTAAATTTTCAGTTCTTGCTGGCGGTTTCAATCCAACATGACCTAAAATAGGTATTTCTTTGCCCAATTTGGTTTTATAATATTCCTTACGATCCGCCATATTACTATTTACACATTTTGACTTTTATTTTCATATGATCTTTGATAATACCTCTTATTTTCAAAAAAACATGTATTCCAAAATTTTTTATATTTTTTTTAAAAATATTTTGAATTTGTTCCTTTTTTAGGTTCAATTCTAAGGTATTATCATCAAGTATTTCGTGATGCAACTCCTTAAAGTCAGTATCAAAAAATTGAAAATCTAAACACAAATCTTTATTTTTTTCTTGAAATTTGTCGTAATTTGCGGCTTTATTTACTAAAAAGTTAAAACTCAAGGTACAATAATCTTGCATCGAAACCTCACATACTCTAAAATTTGAACTTTGTACAATCCAAGCGTCGACAGATATTAAATTTGAAAAAGATAATTTTTCCATCAAATTTGGTTTAATAGATATTGTTTTTCTTAACATATTACTCAATAATTGATTTTACCGTTACTTCATAATCACCATAACTTTCTATATTTCTAAAAGTAAATGACGACCTATACTTTGAGTTTGATATGGAACCCTTTAAAACTTTCTTTTCTCTAACACTAATTGGAGATTTAGAAATAAGTTGTACAATATAATGCGTCTCTGTTCCAGACAAACTACCAACTATATCAACTTCCAAATCTCTAATTCCTGCGCTATTTTGTACAAGATTAGTTGTAAAAGAATCTGGTTCGGTTGCTGTCTTCACCACATGCGAAGGCTCTCCTATATTCTTTTTGGTCGTATCTTCAAAACCAAAATTATCACCATCTTGAGTTTCAATGAGATTATATTTTTCTTGTCTGTATTCTGTTGCCCTTATAGCATACAAGTTTGATTCCTTTGGTTCGATTGACAAAACTCTATACTTTAATGGTTCTGAATCATTTAAATTAGTTCCAACATAAGAACCAACATGTAAATCTTTCGCATTAAAAGTAGCAGAGTGAGTAACCAAATAATGATCACCTTGATCAGTTATAATTAAGACTGGAACTTCATCACCAATATTTACTTTATATTGAGATTCAGCTACCTGGCCAAAATTTGATTCACCAAATTTTATAGATTCCACAGTTTCTTTTAAACCTTTATCTGTTTGATTTGTGTTGTATACAAACAACGGATTTGAAGTGCTCCATTTTGTTAAATCGAAATCTTTGCTTATTCTGAAGTTTGTGTCGTTTACGATTTCTATAACTTGAGCAAAAGCTGGTTCAAATTCTTTTATTTCATCATTAATTTGTATCACATCTCCAATTCCCATAGTTAAAGCTTCTGGGCCAGTTGCAAAGTTAACTATTTCTGTTTCTAACTTATTAGAAAGCATAACATATTTAGCCTTCCTTAACGCTTGACCTCTTGAAGTAGCTCCTGGTGCCGATATAGTTGTTGAAATTGGACCATTTAACCTTAAAGCTTCTTCATCGGACACGCTTGCAATTTTATACATGAATTTATCTTTTTTATCTTTATATTCAACTTTAATTAAATTAAAATGTGAAACATTAGCTGTATCTTCATAATTGAATAATCCATCTTCTACATTTTCATTGTTGAAAAAAGCTGCAACTGGTTCTGGTTTATCACAATAAAAATTAACAGCCTCTCCATCCCAGTAACACTTACCATTAAAAACAGATGCTACATCATTGATCATATTGTATGGATTTTGACTTGAATTAAAAAGAACGTTACAAGAAAATCTTGGTTCAAGACCATTTTCACCATCTGGTACACCAACAAAGTTTCCATTGTTATCGACTGCATCACAATATTTTGCAATTTTATATAAATTAAATACATCTATATCTTCGACTGAATCGAGTCTATTACCTATTCCATATACTTTATTTATCAATAAATCATATATTATCCATGCTGGGTTATCTGTCCACCCTTGTTTAAATGTTCCGTCCCAATCTCCGTTGTAAATATTTTGTAAACCTACTGTTGTTTTTTCAGTGTTAGTTAAAAACCTTTTATCTTTTCCGTTATCTAGTAATGGGAAATAGTTTGAAGGCACCAAAACTTTTTTTAGTCTCATAGTGTAAGTTCTTACTGGTATACTTGAATAATTTCTTGAATCGAATCTAATTTTTATTATTGATGAATTTGGATATGTGAATTTTTCTTCAACAATTTCATTCATGTGTGACACTCGAATACTTTTTTGTATAAAAGGAGAATCAGTTTCGTAACTAAGTTTTTTAACCTTTACATAACGCGGGCATTTTTCAATCACTTGTTGTTTTGTTAAATCTGGAAATTGATTTACAATTTCATTGTATTTGGGTAAATCATATGGAGCTGTGTCAACACTATAGCCGTCTGTAACTCTACCGACATATGTTTTGTCCTGAATTATGGGTGTGTAATTTACATTTTCAAAACCAATTTCTATTCTTACAGCTAAGGACTCACTGGTTTCTACAGCTCGAAATTGAAATGGGTTAAGCTCTTCTGCCACATTTCTATTCAAAGCGTTGATTAAAAAACATACTTGAATCTTAGAAACATATGGATTATGTATAATATGTTTAACTATATTGCCATCAGCACCTGCTCGTTGATTTTCTTGGTTTGTAAAATCAACTCCATCTATAAAGTGTTTACTTTGGTTTCCTTGATAAGCTCCAACAGAAAGCGTACCAGAAAGTATCCCAGTTTGTTGTAAATCAGTTCTTATTTGTTCATTAGTTCCAACTGGCCCGAGCAACAGTGTACTTATACTTACTGAATTTAAAACTTCACTTTCTAACGGCAGTTGTGTTTCTGATCCATCTCTATATTTAATTGATAAATTATCAAAATTATATTTCGCCCTTAAACTTGTTTTTCTTGAAACATTTATATATTTTCCATTCATAACAGCTGGTGTATGACTTGCATATGGATTAGCAGCATTACCATATTTGAAACCAAAGCTGTCTGTAACAATCACATCATAATTTCCATTAACACCTTGTAGTATTTTAATATTTTTGTCTGGATCATTAGCTTGCACTAAAACTTTGTCCATATCCACTTCACCATTAGGTTTTCTAGCTTCTCCATTTGGTCCTAAATAAATAGGATAAGCAAATGAACCTACATATCTATTCGAATCCATATCGTAAATTTGCACACCATGCGGCTGCGATGTTTGTGATATATTTCTTAAGTTATAATTATAGTCAACTGAATTTGATGTTTCAGTTGAAATATAATAGGGATTTCTAGTGATGGCAGCAAGTGCCAGCTGTACTTCATAAGGTATTGTATCGGTTGGCTCTGTTGCTTGAAATGTGTAACTGTTTGCATTACGTGTTTGAGTAAAGGTAAAAAATTCTCCTCTTTTTCTCAAAAAAGATGATCTATAATAATCAGCATCTGTCCTAGCATCACCATTTACTCTTAGTCTGTTTCCATAAAAAGGGTAGTAAGATAAATATTCTCTACTAATCTCTGAGTCGGCATAATCATCAAATTTAATTATTGGTTTTAATGAAGGTAAAACAAAATTAAAATTATGACCAGTCATCGGATCAAATGTTATACCTGGATTTGGTGTTCTAAAATTTGGAGAATCTAAATTTAAATAAGCGGGAGGTATGACAGCTTCATCAGTTAAAGTGAGAAGTGGTTTTGACTTTAAATAAAGTCGACTTCTAGGAGTATTTTTATATTGAAGATCAGGGGGTGTTGTGTATGCTGTTACATTACCATCACTATCTGTAAGATTGTTATATATAACTGATTGTGGTGTAAATCCTTCACTCGAAGTTACATCAACAGTGCTATCAAAATTAAATAAATCACCTCTAAATATTAAATAACCCATATCATTTAAAGCTTCATCTTTTATATTTTCTTGATAAGATTTTCCAGTGATAATAGATTTAAGGTTTTCTAATTTTTTTATGAAAGGCTCTCTTATTCCAGCAGGTACATTACTACCAGCAACAAAGCTATGTACGACCTTTAGTGGGTTTACGTGGCCAGGATATTGCTCTGCAAATGTTGTTTCGCTACTAGTAGCTTTTAAGTAAGGTAAACAGTTTTCGTATACATTTATGTATTGATTGTATTCATATTGAGGCGCCAATTGTTCTGCTGGTCCAAAAGTTCTAAATAATGTCGATCTTGATGTCCAAACCGATGTCAAAGTTCCAAAACTGTTGCCTATACCTAATCCATGAATAATATTTCCTCTATATTTTCTAGGAGTGTTGCCATCTAATGTATTTTTTGTGTTTGCTTTAAGACCGTTAGCAAATCCTTGCCACGTATTAGATTGATTGTAAAAACTATCTTGAGAATATATTGATAGCATTAAATAAACAGGACTCTTATACCCAAGGGTTTTAACAGTATCTAAATCTGCAGAATTTGTACCCCTAAAAGCTGTGGGTATATCTCTTGGAATGTATTGCGTCCTTGCATTGACATAATAATTTACTCCAACCTGATGTGTGTATACATTATAGCCCGCCATTGAGGATAAAAGAAATTTGATATTATTTTTATCAACTACATTTTTTTTCCAATCTTCGGTTTCTAAAATATATGGGGTATACGTATAACCACCTTCCTTATAATATGCTGAAGCTGCAGCTACTATATTTAAGTCCTGTCCATACTCAAACCAATGAGCAAGTCTTGGTCCATAACCTTGTGTAGCGGTTGAATTTACTGGAAGGGCGTCTGCAGTCCCCGCTATTTGTATTTTCGGCCTATAAAACCCAGTAATAATATTTATGGTATCGTTTATACCACTAATCATAAAATCTTTGTATCCAGTACTTCCCGTAACAAAACTATCACCTTTTAAATCAGCATTTGTTAAAGTAATTGAAGGTTCTATATCAATTATTTGCTCCTCTATCTCAGCATCTGTACCAACAAAATTTAACATACCTCTTTGAAATGTAGAAGTGTGAGTGGTGTAAGCCCTCGATGTGTTATTCATATAATTTTTGATGTAACTAGCATGTTGCGCATTTATTTTCACACTAGACGCATAAGCTCCACCAACATGAAATGGTTTAATAGTATTTGTTCTTCGACAATGAGAGAGCTTACCCATTTTAGTGTTAAATAATTTTACTAAAGCTCCAGATTGAGGTAAATTATAACTATAAATTACATCTCCAAAACCTTTTTGTCCTTCATCTATTAATCGTTCTCCAGCCTGTTCTGACCTTCTTATAATTTGTGTATATACAAAATCTGGATTAAAAGCTGTTGGTAAGTAAAAAGCGGTATTTGGAATTTGCCATGGAAACGCTACAGTTGACTTCGTATATTCGTTGCCAACACCAATATCTGTGTCCATAACCCAAACCAATCTCTGTACAGAATTTCCTGCAGCGTCTTCTACAGTCCTTTGAATTCTATAAAATGCTATTCGATCAGTAAGAGGCAAACCAATCGTAGATTCTAATTGCCAATTGCCTTCATTTGTCAAAACATACTTTCCATTTAAACTACTATAAAGATTGGAAGTTAAAATAAAACTATCTCCAGCGGTCAAATTTAAATCATCAAAATTTTGATTAACTGGCCTTGTTTCCGAATATGATACAGGTTTGATTGCATCAACTAGAAAATTTCTTGAATTATTTATTGAAGTAACTTCAAATTGCGGTTCTTCATCAAACGTTTTAACTACAGTATTATCAAAATAAGTAGCTTCCATTGGATCATTAGTAGAGAGGCCAAATGTATTTACAAAACCTTCTACTGGCCCTTCTGAAATTAAATCTAAAAGCGTGACTTCAGAGTGTGATTTGTTTCCTATTGTTGTTTGTGGTGGATTTAATCCTCGATATCTTAACCCCAAACCTTTTTGAACTACAGATAGTCTTACACTTAGTTGGTCAGAAAAAGTATCTGCTTGAGCTTGCGTTTGAAACGCAAAAATATCTTGACCTAAAATATTACGCTCAAGTGCTTTCTTTCTATAATACTCTTTCATTAGTAATTAGAAAATAAATTAAATGAAGAATTTCCAAAAACTTCTTGTATCTTTAATAATGCATTAGATCTTGAAATTTCAGAATTACCTGGCTGTCTATCATTTTCCAAATCAAAAGATGTTAACGTAGATTGTACAACAGATGAGCCTATTCTCAAAGTTCCATAACCAAGACCGACAGGTTGACCTTGTCTAGTCATATTCACTGGTGAAGAAAAAGCGTAAGAAAGGTTACTAATACCAACTTCTTGCATCATTTCTTCAACTTTTCCAGCAAAAGGTTCTGTTTCTGGTATCGATGTAGTTAAGTATACAATTCCAGTTATAATTAAACCAACACCCAAGGCACCCATTGCTGCAACCGCCCAAACAGGTAAAGCGGGCGCAAAAACAATAGCGGCAACTATCAAAATAACGCCAACAACAATTTCCTTAAATTTCTCCCAAACTTTTTTCTGCCCATAAATCGATGGAGCAATGTCTATTGTTTTAATAAATTCTTCTGAATTTTCTTTTAGATTTCCACACGAAACTATTTGATCATCATTCGCAATCATTTCATAACACATTCCATTTTTTGTAGCCTGATTTGTTATGTACTTTTTGAAACCTGGAAACAACATTTCTATAGCATCTAAAGCATCACTTGGTTTATTTATATTAGCGAATTCAAATTCGCTTCCATAAATTTTAGCTATTTTTCCATGTAATATTATTTTAGTTTTCATCAGTAACCTCCTCCTCCACTGTCTTCTTCTCTTGTGTAATCCGTGGCCGCATCATCGTAATTTTGTCCGTAACCGAAATTAACTACATTCTCATCATCAGATCCATAATTAATATCTGGATCAAATTGAGCGCCAAACGTTGAATCGTAATTTTTTTGACTAACTCCAACAACTTTACTTCCAACTCTCAAATAACCATACCCGATTGGAACCACCTCTCCTTGTTGCGTAGCATTTCCTGGAGACATCATTGAGAATGATTTACCTCCTATATCTAACGTGGCAGTGCCAGCAAATTCTTCATCTACTGTTGCTAGTTTTGATATGCCGTGTAAAGCTATAGCAGAATTTAATGCCAAACTTGATAAAAATGTACCGCCTGCATAACTTCCTTTTCCTGCTATCATTGGAGCTATTTCTATTTTATTTATTTTTTTATTTTTAAATACTTCTCCACTTTTTTTCTGTTTTTCTTCATCTACAAAAATTTCATAAAAAACTCCATCACTAGCTTGGTTCATTATATGCACTTTAAAACCCTCCTTAATGCAATCTACAGCTTTAACTGCATCAATAGCTTTTTTGATATTTGAAAATTTATGTTTTTTACCAAACTTTTTTCCTAAGTCTCCATGTAAAATTATTTCAGTCATTTTAAAACTTCTTTCAACTCCTCTAAATGTTTTGGATCTGCATCGCTAACTTCTGGCACGTGCACGTGGAATTTATCTTTTTTTAACGAATAGATAATAAATGGATAACAGATTAAATCTGAAGTTTTTTCATCATATTCTGATGGTTTTTCAGTTCCTCTTGTATGTGAATGATAAATTCCAACAAGATTGTATTTTTTCTTAAAGAACAGGAAATCTTTTGAAGGTATATAAAATTCTTTATCTGGATTTAAAGATCTATTTTTAACTGATCTCATTTTTAATTGGTTATCATCCTCAAAAATAAACCCACAAACTTCATTTGTTGTATCTTTTGCGCAGTCAGCTATTATTTCTTCTTTTAAATTTATTTTAGTATCCATATTTTTCTGTTCCAGGGAACCCTCCATAAGGTAAAGCTTGTCCCGCATTTAAAGCATCGGTGCTCCAGTCATCATTGGCAAACCTAAATTTACAAGCGCCCAGTTTTTTAGAACAAACATCTTTCTTCCATTTGGTTGGTGCTTTTTGTGGATGATTGTCGTTACTTGCAGTATGATCAGAAATGCACAAATAAAATACTGGATGCTGTTGATAGTAGTTCGCTGTTAAGCCTTGGCCAGCTAAAGCTCTTTCACTGATCGTAAAAACATAATCGCCTTTATTATAAGTTCCAGCAGTTGATTTCCATAGACCTCTAGAATTAAAACAACTAGATACAGTGCTCTTATCACTTGTGAATTTAACTCCTGCTCCTAAAGCTTCCTCATTTAAATTCCATTTAGTTGCAGACCCTGTAACAAATAAATTGTCGTCAATGTTTGCAATAGGTCTATCAGTCGTTGATTTATAACCATATCTACATCCATAACCTCTATATATCCATGGGCAATATCTAGCAGCTATTCTTCTACCTGGTATATCTATATTCTCTAGCTCCAAACTTGTAACTAATTCAAATTCAACCAAAACTTTATTTTCCGTAGTTTTTCTAGAAATAAAATATTTATCATCTGGCATTTTGGCATTTGGGTTAGCAGTACCCCAGGGATTTTCGTTATTTGGGAAATTTACATCATCTATAAATTTGGCGTATGTTCTTTTTCTGACTAATTTAGCGTTGTTTAAATTATTATATTTTCTCAATAATGAGGAAATGTACATACCTGCATTTGAAACTCTTAGTTTAGGCCTAGGTAGTCTTTGGTCGCCAAGTAAATCAAATCCCTCGGTTTCAACTGGTATTGGCAGGTATTCTTGGCCATCGAATATAATTTTATCATCTACGCCATTCATTCCACCGTGGAAGTTTATTTGCGCTTGAGAATCATTCTGATAATCATAATAAAGGGTATATAGCTCCAATAACGCTGTTGGCTCTACATCAAAAATAGCCTGTTTAAATTGTTGATTTATTCCCTTCGCCATGTAGTATATTACACCGAAATATGAAAAAATATACTAAAATCAACAAACTCGATTATAGAGAATTTGATTCTTCAGATTTTAATGAAGTATTTAAAATATTTTTAGAATTTCAATTAGTTAATAAAATGTCGGATTGGGATAATCCAGTTAAAGGCGTTAGTGACATGATGAAACACACTTATTGGATAACAGAATTTATGACATTTACAAAAAGATGTCGTTATAAGTACGTTGTAATAGATACAGAAACACAAGATATGGTTGGTTTCATATACTTTTCAGAGGGTGTATTTTCTGTTAGAAGTGAAGTTTTAGAATTACAGCTAATATGCAAAAAAACAAAATATAGATTTTGCTTAGAAATGAAAAGATGTTTAGAAAGTGTAATAGATATAATAAGGAATGATAGGAAAGTGTATGCAGTTTTGGGAGAAAGGGAAAAATTTGATAAATATTTAAAATTTTTAAAAAAAGTTTTTAATGTAAAAGTTTTAGATAAAGATCAATTTGGAAATACCCTTATTGAATTTGATTATTAAGTATGCCAGATTTTAGGATAGAAAAAGGAGGTTTAACTCATTTTGAAATGGGTCATATGTTTGTGTTAAAATCTGGAGAGGGTAAATATGCAGTTGGAGATCCTCATCCAGGAGATCTTTCTGTTGATAATTATTACACAAAAACGCCTTGGACTCATGAAATTGAAATAGGCGCCAGATGTAAAGAAAAAAGATCCTTTTTTGCTCACAGTTGCATGGACCTTCAATTTGTTGTTCCAGGTGGCGTTACCACTGCTGCTGCCGCCCAAAACCCCCATTCACTTACTAACGCTCAGAAAAAAGCTTATGCTGAAAAACATTTCCCAAGTCATGTATCCGCAGATATAAAATTTGACGGAACAATAAACAACATAACAAATATAAATGACGGAAGAGGCACTCATATGAATGAGGGTTATGATTGTAGATTTACTTGCGACACTGGTATGATTCACGCCCAAGAAGTTAAGGGAGCTGTTCCAGAGCTAAATGCAATGAACAAATACGATATTCCCAATAGTGAGGTTGATCCATTTGGTAATACGACTGTTGCTACTATGTCTGTCCCCAAAACTTATGGTTATGTTTTTATAGAAAGTATGGATCGACGTTTGTGGGCAGATGGCTCGAGCCCTAGAGTATACGATTATACAGAAAGAAATCTTTATACATCTCAAAATTTTAATGATCATCCTACCAATCCAAGCCTAAATGATGCGACTATTAATACACCCGATCCTCAAGGTCAAATTACACTAGCGGGAAGAAACGCGTTTGGTATTTTGAGAAAAGCTGGGGATTATGCTAATCTTATAAAACAGTATGGTAATGCTTTTAATGCAGCTACAGTGGGTTACTCATTTAGAAAATTACCCCCATTAACAGATGAATGGGTTAGATTAGCTTTCCCATTTCAACCAAGAATATACACAGATGTTGTGGGTATATCTCCATGCTGTAATCAAGTAACATACGAAGAGGGCTTAGAAAACAATATAAATATAGCAGCTAACAAATTTGTTAGAACTAATAATAATTTTGAATTTTTTCAAGCAGGTATTTCATCATATACGCCAAACAATGCAAAACAAGGACCTTTCCCTACAGGAACTGCAAATAATGGTCGTTCTAATGTTGGTTTTTACTACATAGATAGTGCTGGTGGATATGGTGAGCATGTCATAGGTTTTAGCTCGGGCGTAGGCGCTTCCGATTACACTGCATCTCAAGGTACAACTTTAAGAGTGGAATTTTTCTACGGAGGCCTTGGTGTTTTCACTGGTAGTTATCAGGACTCTACACACAGCCCGAATTCAGAAGTGGGTGCTCCAGTACATAATACAACTAACAATAATTCTAGTTTAAGAGTTCCAATGCCCACAACAAATAATATATCAAAATTTGAGGTAACTCTTGAACAGGCTGACGCTACTTTTGATTTGGGTTATTCTAACAAAGCTTCATCTACAGTTTTTCGCCCAAAAGTAACAGCAAATTCCCATACATTTGTCCAAGATTTTCCATTAAATTTAGGAGGCGCTAGGAGTATTAGATTTAAAAGTCTTAACAATAATTCTGATGAACTTATTTTTATAACTGGGATTAAGGTTTATGAAGTTGGGGCGCAAGACACAACAGTCACTAAATGGGACTCTTATCATCCCCTTGAAAATCCAAGATTTAATATTGGTGCAAGAATGTCTATTATACAGCAATCCATAAGGGAACCCACTTTCCCCTATCCCTATAAGTGTACATTTGAAAGTGGTTTGCCTTATTATACCACTGATGGCAATCTTCCAGATCTAAGTAGAGATAGAAGAATAGAACCAGATTTAAGGACAAGCAATAATAATCGAGCAACTCACCCAATTTATTCAGGTTTTGGGAACCCCTGCGCGTTTCAAGGTGTTGGTAAAGATGGTCATGATCCTCATTATCATAGTGATTTCACAAGGGGTCATAAAATGGTCTACTCTGGCGAATATGATTCTGGTTGTGCTGGTGCAGTTAATGTTATTATAAATGATGATTTTAACGTAGCGCCAAATGTTTTAAAAGGTGATCATAAGCCACTTTTTGTTTATTCAGCTTGGTACAAAGAAAAAAATGGGCAAACATTAGTTTGGGGCATGCAAGTAGAAAAACATAATGATTTTAAAGATTTTTTAAGTATGGGTCCAAATGGAAATGCAGATGATTTTCTTTACTGGAGAGAAGAAAACTTACCTTATTATCATCCCTTTAGCGGAAGCACTATTAAAGACGTAATACCTTATGCTCAAAAACAAATATATAAAAACAGTATTTATGCTGGTTGTTTGGTTGGTTATACTGGTTATTTTAACAGTGGAGTTAATCCGAGTGGGGATATATCTGGTAGCCCACATAATTGGATAGGCGAAAGACCTGGAGATGTAAATAGAAGAATGATATTTCCTGCTGGAAAAAAAATAACCAACACTACTGGATTTCAATTAGACGGATACTCCTATGAAAGAACTGGTTTACGTGGCTTGTTGGACATTTCAAAAGGTTCAGAAATTTACGCTGTTAATGTCGGTGATTATGCATACGAAAATCCATACTCAGGTCCACAAAGAGTTCCTTCTGCTTTTCCAGTTGTAGATTTGAAAGCTGTTTATTTAGGTTTAGAAGAAATTATAGGTTGGGAAGACTACACTTATGACGATCCAGGTTATGATTTAGGTGGTGGAAACTCAACTTTTATTGAGAAAATAGAATTACAAGGAAATCAATTAAAATACAGTGCACTACCTACACAGTTAAATATTTTCACTCTTGTTCAAACAGCAACTTTTGATTTACCTTATTTTAAAGATTTATTTGTATGGAGATGTTATGACGCAAATAATATAGTACCATTCCAACTACAAATGACAGGCGCTTTTCCTGCACTACCAAGCACATTAGAAGTTTTCAATATGGGAGGAAATAAATTAGAGCTCACCGCTACTGATTTTGATAAAATTATTTTTGATGATGCAGGTCAAGTTTCTTTTAAGAACTCCGCCAGAAACAATATGGCTAATTTTAAATTATATGGCCCTAAGAATAATTTAGGAACAGTGTTGACCAGTTTCCCATCTGGTTTGGAGGCTTTTGATATGAATCGAAATACATACCTTTCTACAGTTCCATTAGGTTGGGATCCACAAAGATGTTTTGATTTTAATCTAGCTGGTTGTCCGTTAACCGCTCAAAGCAAAAAGAACATTATAGATGGTTTTTATGCCAGAAGAGTTAGATTAACTACAAGTTTAGCAAATCCTGGAGGTTGGGTTTCTGAGAGTGACCCCACTGATGCTGTGATACAGGTATTGATAGATGCTCCATTTGGCTCTACTTTATCTCAAAATAATCAAACAAACCCTGAGATTAGGAATGGTTATAGATATGTAATGACGCCCAGAAAGAAGGGAAAGAGAACAGTTACAGATGGAGCCAGAATTGGAACATATAGGGTTGTGAAACAAATAAACATGGCGGCTAACGGAAACTCAAGTAATGAAACATTAAACCTAGCTGACATATCTCCATTTGATGAGATAAGTTACGGAACTAAAGTAACCGAATTACAAAGTAAAGGCTTCACAGTAACAGTAAATTAAATATGATAGAATCATTTAACAATATAAGCGAAAAACAAATACCATCAGGTAAATATTATATCGTGTACTGCGATGATGAAAACAGTGAGGATTTAGGCTTAATAACAGGCCCACATGTAGGACCAGCTTTGTTAAGCACGCCATTTAAACTATCTATTTCAGATAATAGACCAGAACTTTTTACGCATTTATTAGAAGTTGGTGTAGAATTAGATGAAGAGCAGGGAGAAACTTTAGATTTTAGTTGACAAATTAAAAAAATGTGCCATCATTGGTAAAAATGAGTAAGTGGACACAAAAACAAAAAGGAGCTCTTTGGAAAAAAGATTCCAGTAAAACAAAATATTTATCTGGTTATGTTGAAATAGATGGCATTCAACATAGAATCGTAATATTCCCAAATAAATATAAAGAAGAGAAAAAACATCCAGAATTTATAATATATCAACCATTCGAAAAATAAAATGAGTAATTGGAAGGGTACAAGTAGTTGGAATCGTGGTCAACGAGTAGAAAAAGAATTTATAAAACTTTTAAAACAAAGGGATCCGAATTATCGCAAGGCAAATAGAGAAGACCAATTTAGGCATATTGATTATCACACTAATTTTGGGACAATTGATGTAAAAGCTCAAAAAAGAATTAGTAGGTCTGATTCTAAAGAGCAAGATGAATTAATTTGGGTGGAGTTCTTAAATGTACAAGGTCGTGATGGTTGGCTTAAATCAGCAGTAGATATCATAGCCTTTGAAAGACTTAATGATTTTCTGCTTGTTAAACGAAATTATTTGTTAGGTTTAGCTAAATCTATCTGCGATTTAAATAAAAGAGTATTTACTAGTAAAGATGCTTTATACAAAGGATACCAAAGACAAGGTAGAAAAGATTTAATCTCAATAATTAAAATGAGTGACATAGAAAATTTGCCACATAAAATTTGGAAAAAAGTGTAAATATTTTTATGAAAGGTTATATAAAAATTGTTGGAGTTAATGATGGCTCTACGAGATTGAAAGACGCCTCTGGACAAGGAGAATTAGTTTATCAATTTCATAAAAACTACACCCTTAAATTTCAAAACGAAGAGTTTTTTGTTGAATTGTTAGACTTTATTATAGAAGAGAAAGTTATAGAATTTTCTGCTTGGATAGGTGATAAAGAGCATCAATATGGCAGAGTGGCTTTTCAGTTTGAACCAAATAATTGAAAAATTTCTAAATAATCTTATTATAGTGTAAATGAGATTATGTTTGGACTTGTCACGATGCTATTATCGACACTGGGGGCGACTGGGATGGGCAGTATGCTTAAAATTCTTGGTGGCTCTTTTCAAGGCATTTCAGAAGCTAAAGCTCAAAAAGAACGTCGTGAACTTATTAGAGATATGCAAATCAAAGGTATGGACTTGGAGTTTCAAAAACTTCTCGTTGGTGCGACTGATAAAGATACTGGCATGTTTACTAGGGCTACTCGTCGTCTCATTGCTTTTATGGGGATGCTCAACTTTTTCGTCATCTCGGTACTCTGCACCCTCTACCCTGGAGTCACTCTCGTCACCTTCACTCCCCCCGAAAATAAAGAAGCCACCAGTATCCTCTGGGGACTCATCACCTTCCCAAGTGGAGCAGATATTACAACGAGTATTACAACGGGACACATCTCTTTGGTTGCAGTCACCACTTTGGGAGCAATCATCGGATTCTACTTCACTCCTGGAGGGAAAAGCGGATGACAAATAAAAGATTTTTACCAGAAGCTCCAAGACCTTTAACTCAAGAAGAGCTCAAAAGAATTGATTTAAAAATACAAAAATTAATTGCCGAAAGAAAAAAAGCCAAATAAAACATTATGATAGGAGATATATTAAACTTTGTAGAACAAATAGGAGTACCAATTACAAGTGCGTTGGCAGTTGGTTGGTTTCTGTTTATTATTATTAAATTTCTTTTAGCCCAAGTAACAGACAAGATTTCAAGTATTTCAAAATCGTTACTATCGCTCGAAAATAAAGTAGATGTAATGAACAACGATATTGTAAAGATTGATGCACAGTTTTCGTGTGCGTTTGGTTGCGAGCCAAATATAGATAGAATCGCGGCTAGCGAGGGTAAGGAAGATTGCCGAGACGATTAAAACTTGACAAAACGACTTTAATACTTAGTATAAGACAAATAAACAATTATGAGTGGATATGAATTTCAACATTGGGCTGACCTAGTCAGCAAGTTTGGATTTTCGCTAATAGCGTTAATCGGATTAGGATTCTTTGTGTGGCACATTTGGAAATGGGTTACAACTAAAGTAAATCCTGCTCTAAGTGATGTCGGTTCTTCTTTGGGAAAGCTAAAGAAGCAAATACAATCATTAGATAATGATATGATTAGACTGAATATGAAACTAAAAATTCTTATTCAAGAGCGTCACATTACCGACAAACATAAATCCAATGATGAAGATTAAATCGCTCGCCAAATAAAAAAAATCGCAAATAAGTATATATATATGGAATTATTATCAAACCCACTAACCTATATCGTAGGTGTTATCGTTGTCTTAGCTGTTTTAGAGCTTAAAAAAGGCAAGAAATGCTCACCGAACTCTAAAGAGGCAAATAAGTGTAATGCACAAAAGTCAGCACCGACTTTTAAAACAAAGCCAACCTACGCAAGTAGCACACCGAAGCAAAAAACTGCTTCTGCAACTAAGAAAACTGCAACTAAGAAAACTGCAACTAAGAAAGTAGCCAAAAAGAAAGTTGCCAAGAAAACGACTCCCAAAAAGAGTGTTAAGAAAACTTAAAAAAATTTAAAAAAATTATGGACATTATTAGTTTTTTAGTCGTATTTTTTATTGGATATTTTGTAGGTAAGAAGTGTTGTCTTTTAAGTAAAGGTAAGGCTCTTATTAACAAGATTCTTGGTAAAAAGTAAAAAAAATGAAAATTTTTAATCGTTGAAAACCAACGACTTACGAAGCATCACACACTTGTGGTGCTTTTTTCTGTTTGACATACTCATATAAATCTATTTTATGTGAGGAATGATTATTAAATCCAAAAACCAAAACATTACCAAATCAGCAGACTTTAAAGAAAAGTCTTGTTCGATTGATGCAGAGGATATGCGATATATCGCTTCTCTTTTACGGAACAATTATTCTAATCCGTTGTTGGCTACCATTCGTGAGATTATTGCAAATGCACTTGATGTCACTAAAAGCAAAAAGGTAGACATTCAATTACCAACCCAAATTGAACCAAACTTTATAGTACGAGATTTTGGGTGTGGTTTGAGCGAGGAAGATATGCTTGGTCTTTATACTAAGTATGGCAAGTCAACCAAGCGTGACTCTAATGAATCAATCGGTGGTTTCGGCATTGGGCGATTCGCACCTTTATCGTACACAGATTCTTTTATTGTAAGGTCTGTACATAAAGGTCACAAACATTCCTATATTATAAGAGTGGACGAACAAGACGATACTATTGTTTCGCAGATTGAAAGTCAGCCAACTAAAGAAGCTGATGGACTCTATGTGCAAGTAGGAATCAAAAAAAATGACATTGAAGAATTTTTTAAAATTTTTAAAAAAACTTGGTGGTATCGTAAAGATGATATTAAACTACTCAATGAAGATTGGGGCGATTTAAGATTAGGCACACCACAAGAATCCAATGATGTATTTGATTTGTATAAAGAGAATAGTTATTGGGAAGATGTCGCTCACTATGGAGGCGAACCTTATGTTCTTATGGGTGGTATTCCATACAAGGTAAACAAAGATGAAGAATGGTTTATGTTCAAGAATGGTCTTGTTTACAAAGCAGAGATTGGCGAGTTCAAGTTGCACCATAGCCGTGAGTCTTTGGAGTACAACCCACAAGTCAAACAAGCTCTCAAGAAAGCATCAGATAAGATATTCGCCAAGCTCAATGAAGAGTTAGCTAGTCAGATGGACAAGGCTGATACTTTCTATGAAGCTAGTGAGATTATGTATAGAGCTATGGAAACTTACAGACAGAGATTCGGTACAAAGCTCAAAGTCTCTACTGACAAGTTCAAAGATGTGAATGGTTGTTTGTTTCCTAAAGAATGGATTGCCAAAGAAACCCACATTACCACTAGAGAAAATGGTAACTTGAGTTTCTCTCATTCAAGGTATAGTTACAATGATAACGCTCCAAAAGAAGATGTAATTTATATAGTTGATGATTCTCCAAGTCCTCGCTCTCCAAAGTCAAGATGTATGTTCTTGCACGATTGGGAGAAAGAGAATAACATAGACAGAGGATACGCTAAGATTGTCCTTATCAATTCAGAGGGTATGAAGCACGACCACATTGATGGCACAACCGACACCGATGCCTTGTGTATTCAGCGAGTCAAAGATTGCAACCACCCAAATGTCAAACTGCTATCAGAGTGCGAGCGAATGATTGCTCCACAGAAAGCTAGGAAGAAAGGTGTTGTGAAATCTCTATCAGCTATGGATATTCTAAAGTTTGACTCTAGTATTAAACACGAGTGGGCAAATCTTGATTCCTTTTGGGGAATAGACAAAGATGTAGATTTTGATGACGATAGTAAGACATTCTATTATGTTAATTACTATGCGAACAAAATTACTTTCGAGCCTTACAGAAAACACCTTGGTGCAAGTGGCGAATGTGAAATTAATCCTTATAATTTCATTAGAAATTATTTATCAAACATTCCTAGTTTCAAAGATAAAATTTGGGGTGTTCGTAAAAACCTAAAGAGTCGAATTGAGAAAAAGGATAATTGGATTTGTTTAGATGATGTCTATGAAGATTTGGTCAAGCAAGACGAGGGTGTTCAAAACTATGTTAAATGGCACGAAGAGAAAGAGCTTTTTGATGGCTACGACAAAACCTTGATGGAAGATATTTCTAAGTTCCCAAAAGATAACCTAAATGAAATTTTAAAAAATTTATTAAAAAATTATGATGGTTGGAGATTGAAACAATCAAAAGTTTACAATCAAGATTACAATCACGACTATGTGATGGAAAGACTCAAGCCACAGAAGTTAAGTGGCGAATCATTAGCGAGGAAGCGAGCTTTCGACAAAGCGTTTCCTATGGCAAAGTATTGCCTTGAGGGTTACATTAGTGACAAAGCAACAAGTATTTCAGATGTATTAGCGTATATCGGAGAGTAGTAATCATAGTCGGCTAGGGGTGTGGTAGTTCCTAGCCGACTTAACTTTTAAACATTATTTATTATGCAATTAGATTTTTTATCCTATACGGAAACAAAACCCAACGAACAACTATCATTTTTAGATGAAAAGAATAGAATCCATATTAAGAAACATAACAAGGAAGATGTCGAAAAATTCTTCGCTTCAATTACAGAAGATGAGATTATTGACCATAGTGTTGTATGGGAGCGACTCAAACCCACAAATGATGTTGATGTATTTCAGAGGTGGTTGTTTGCCTTTTGTTCAGTCCATACCTCCTACGAGTCCAATATGCGAGGTTATCTTGCGATTAAGGACTTTACAGAATGGTTCAACAAAGATGATGTCCTATTTGACAAACTTAAAGGTAGTGGTGTTGGATTATACAACAACCGAACCAAGTTCATTAGTGAGTTCGCCCAAAAATATTGGCAGAACCCAAATTTATTTAAATTTAAAAAAAATCAGAAGTGGGCAGAATTCAGAGATAGTCTTGTCAAAGACATTTTAGGATTAGGTTTGGCAAAAGTATCTTTCGCTTTAGAGATGATATACACTTTTGATTGTGGAGTATTTTGTTGCGACACACATTTATTCCAAGCGTATGGTTATGACCAACAACTGCACCTTAACAAGTATCGTGAGTTGGAAAACCATTGGATAGAATTTTCTTCAATGTATAATGTTCCTAGTGCAATCGCTAGAGCAATATATTGGAACAGAAAAAAAGGCGAGAATGATTGTTCTTATTGGGCTGATGTCCTTGACAATGACAAGAATTCTTTTAGTATAGAAGTATAAATTATTAACGATTAACATTAGAAAAAAAAATGGCAAATTATCCATATATAGTATCGGAGTCAACTGCGACTCTTTTGTATGAGGGAAAACCCTACACACTCGAATCCTCACACCCAAACTTTACACCTTTCAAAAAGGCATTAATGAGTGGGGATTTTGAAACTGCGATAGATTATCTAGACATCAAAAAACAAGTCGAAGCATTTGCTGACGGAGATTTGATAGTCGATAAAGGTGCAGTTTATTATCACGGACAGAGGTTACACGGAAAAGTTATCGACAAGTTATTAGACTTGCTTGGTAGTGGATTAAATGTTGGCTCTGCTTTCGTTAAGTTCGTAAAGAACCTTTTAGACAACCCAAGTCGCAATTCTGTTGAAGAGTTGTATGACTTTTTATCTTACAAACAATTACCGATTGATGATGACGGATATGTTATCGGATATAAAGGAGTTTGCTCTGATGGTTGGTCACAAAGTGGCAACACTCAAACTATCGTTTTACAAGGTCAAACGAATGAGCGTGGTCAAATCAAAAATGTTGTTGGGTCAACTATTGAGGTAGCTAGAAATTGTGTTGATGACAATCGTGAAAATGGTTGCTCTCACGGATTGCACATTGGTTCGTTTGATTATGCAAACGATTGGGCAAGCAATGGTAAGTTGTTACTTGTTCGCTTCAACCCAAGAGATGCAGTAAGCGTGCCTAGCGATTGCTCTTGTCAGAAGTTGCGAGTGTGCAAGTATGAGATTCTTGAGGAAGTCGCAAGAGACGAATCAGAAATTAAAGCACCTTATTATAGTGTTTATACAGATGGCGAGCATCGAGATGATGACGAAAACGATTATGACTACCACGATAATGATGAAGAAGATTATGAAGAAGAATAAAATTGATATTTTGCTATTTCCTTATGGTCTTTACAATTTATCTTTTTTGGAAGTGTAGAGAAGTATGATATTTGAGTATAAAGTTAAAGACGAATATGATAAAGACATTTACGAGGGCAAAAAAGCCTTTAGTAAAAGTAGCGAGGTAGATGAGCGTAAATGCTTGGATACCTTTGAGGACATTCATTCAGTAGTGTTCGGAACAGATTTTTCGGATAAGAGTATAGAGATTGAAGATGCAATCGAACTTACCGAACATTAGTTTTACTTTTGGTGGCTTGTCGATTCAAGCCACCAATAAAACAACCCAAACTAAAATTTTAAAAAATTTAAAAAAAATGCAAAATGCAAATTATATCGTAAGAGATGCAAAAACTCACAAGGTTGCCAACTTTTACTCAACTAAATTATCACGAGCTTCTCACTTTGCTCACGAATGTAAGCGAGAGATGAAAGCGTTAAGTGGTAGAGAACACCAAGTGCTTGTCAAAATTGAGGGTCAAGATATTTTATTAACAGAGGAGGAATACAATGGATTGGCTGACACAGAAAATTAAAGAAACAGAAAAGTGGTTGAGTCAAAACCAACGACAAGCGTCTTTACCTACAATGGAGATTGAAGATGCTTTACATAAACAAGAGGTATCTCACAAAAGAGAAATTTTAAGTCTGTTACATCAATTCAGACACCACCCATTATCTACTAACCAAAAACCAAAGGAGAAAATTGAACAAAAACATTTCTAGTGTTGACAAGTCTGTCGAAAACGAGTCTTATGGAAAAAACCAAAACGACTTTCTAAATTGGCTTCAAGCAAAACTTGAAGAAGAAACTAAAAAAGAATCATACAAAAATTACTACAAAGATGAGCGTACAAAATCAAGACGGATACCTCGAAGATGAGGGCGACAATGAAGCACCAATCGAGTTGCTAGAATACCTAGCAGAAGATTGTTTAAAATTAGACGGACTCAACGATGCAATCGTTGGAGTAACATCATTAGGTTATCTAGTTTACGACTACGAGAAAATCATAGAAGTATTTATGAAACAAGGAATGGAAAATGACGAAGCCATTGAGTTCTTTGATTATAATGTTCTAGGTCTTGAGGGTAATGGTAATTGGGTTATAATGAAAAACAGAGATTATTATGTATAAGTTAGAAAAAATCGTACAAATTATTGTCCTTATCGCATTTATTTTAGTGCTTGTTAGGGCTTGCACATCACAATTATTCGGTAGCGTTGATGTCATTGATGTTATCGAAGCTATTGAGATTGTCGAATCAAATCAAAATCCTTATGCTATAAACATAGGGGAAAATGCTAAAGGTTCGTTACAGATTCGACCAATTATGATTGCTGACTATAACAGAATTACAAATCAAGATTTACCACACGACATTGCATACAATCGTGGTATGGCTTGGATTATAGCATCAGAAATCTTTTCCTATTATATGCAGTTCATTGATGAGCCAACTGCTGAACATTTGGCTTTCATTTGGAATGGTGGTGGCTCTGCTTGGAAACGAGTGGATAATCCAAAGAATGATAAAAAGCAAAAAAACCTTGACAGATATTGGGAAAAGGTCAAACTACACCTATGAATATATTTTGTATAGACCAAGACCCAATCCAATCAGCTAAGTGGTTGTGCGACCAACATTGTAACAAGATGGTGCTAGAATCAGCACAGATGGTTGCCAACTGCTTCACATTGGAGACACTTGAGTCAGCACCCAAGACACAAAAGGGTACTGCTCGCAAGCATTCCTACTACAAGCACCCTTGCTCTATATGGGCAAGGGAGACCTTTGGGAATATGAGATGGCTTCTCGAACACTCTCTCGCTATGGAAGTCGAGAGGTTAGACAGAGGATTCAAACCACATTTCTCAGCAGAGTTCTTGCATTGGGCTTTCGACCACCCCTTTCGTGCCGACAACTTGGCAGACGAGAGTATAGAGCAGACAACCTTTGCAATCGCCATCAGCGACCATATGACTTGCAGACAAGACCCAACATTCGATTCCGTTGACGAAGTTGGCAAGTATCGCTTGTATTACAAACACGACAAACCATTTGCCACTTGGAAGAAAAACAAACCAAGTTGGATAATTTAAAAAAATTTAAAAAAATTTATGAGTATAGAAATTACAAAATCAGCAGAAGAAACTTACAGACGAGTATTGCACTCGCTAAATGTTAAGTACAAAGGTCAAGAAATTCTCATTGTTATTGATGATGATGACAATGGTGGTAGTTTGAGCTTTTATGACACACAACGAAACGAATTATCTGATTCGGCAGTCGTTGATGTTTTGCAAGAGTGTTTCTCAGAGAATCGTGAACCAAGCGAATTGACTGAGGGTACAAAGTTCGTTTATAACGAAGAAGATGGATATTGGGAGGAAGCAAACTAATGCCACAAGAGATATTTGGGGTATTGTTTTTCTTGGGTGGAGTAATTGGATTTGCTTTAGCGTGTTGGGGCTTGTGCTACTATGTGGATAGAGAAAAGAGTTTTGTATCTCGTAAATGCAGAAAAAAAGAAATCCAATATAGCAGAGAAGAAGAAAAGTATTATCGTGACAGAAAAAACTTAGGTAAAATGGTAAACCATCACAAAGTAAAATGATTTGGGGTATTATTATTTTTGGGGTTTTGTGGTGTTTAGCTATTCTATTTATTAAATGGATTGATGCTTTGGGAGAGGACTCGCAAGACCACTAAGTGTAAAAGTTATTATGAGATATAGAATTACAGAAACACCTAGAATTACCTATCAACGAATCATTAAAACGATTATGTTGAGAGAGTATACAAACAATGGGAGATATATTAAAATTGTCATAGAAAGTGACAACAATTCTATCGAAAGATTCTTTTGGTGGTATGACCCAACGAGTGCTAACGAATTAAGTCCTATTGAAGATTCTGATTTAGTTGCCGAATTGAATACTTTTTGTGATAACAATGATGTTCTAAGATTAGTTGACCAAGAAATTATTGAGCTAACAGATGAGTGATTATTTCGGATTGCCTAGTGTTCAATGTCTCTATTTTAAAGAGGACTCTGTGTTATATCAGATGAAAGGAAGCCAACCGATATTTTCTAACCCAATTCATTTAAAAGATGTTGACAACCTTTGGATTAAACGATTAAGTAAAGAAGATAAAAAATTACTAATGAAAGATTTAAAAAAATTTAAAAAAATTTGATGAAGATTCCAAACTCACTACACAATCACTTTGAATCAGTATTCTTAAATGCTAAGATTCCAAACAAAAACTATAAATTAAACTTATATGAAACCACCACCAAAAAAAACAGAATCAGAAATGACAATGAAAGAATTGCGAGAGCATAAAAAAATCCAAGAAGCAGAAGCTGAAGCTAACAGAATAGAACAAGAACAACAAGATAGGGCTATTCTAAGAACGACAAGCATACAGAATTATTTAGTTGAAACTGCCGAACGAGATATTAGAATCGCTAAGAGTAAGATTGATGATGCGAAAGAAAGATATTACGATTTTGACCATAACTATGGTTTTGCAGACAAATTAGAGGAGTTGTATGAAGAGTTGGCAACTGCCGAACATAAATTACAAATGATTAGAGTATATCCGTTTAATGCACCGATAACTACCGACACATCAAATCGCAATCATAGTTGGTATAAGAATGGATTTTATACTGAGGCATATCACGAAGCTACAAGTCAGTATGAGGACTTGAGAAAGGATATGATAGAGGATAAGACTTATGGTAACAATCAAACAGATGGTTGGTAATGAGACAATTTAAACCAAAAGAAGCCTCAGAGCTATCAAAGAGTGGTGGCAGAAGCAAATTCTCCAAGAGAACCCAAGCAGAAAGGGATAAATTCTATGGAGAGAAACAAAGATTAATCAACGCTAATGAAGAACTAAGGGAAAGACAAAAGAATATTCCCAAAGGAAAATGGTTTGAGTAGCATAATTTACAAACAATATTATAAACAATTACAAACTATAAAAAGATGAATTTAAAATTATTTAAAAAAATTATAAAAAATTTATTAAAATTTGTGCATATCGCATTAAGTATCGTAATCAACGCTCTACTATGGGTAGAGGACAAACTAATCAACCTACGGATTAAATTAGATGCTAAAAAGCCCTCTAAGCCCCTATTTTATCGCAATTCAAGCCACGAGTTCATAAAAGATGTAGGTTACATACATAGAGAGGATATATAGAGGAAACAAACAAAAGATATTATATGTGGTATAAAATGGGTGTGTATGGGGAACTGCCCCACTTTGCTATATAAAATATGTTGTTCTATAAGATATTATGAAAAAAGATTATTCATTTTACATTGGATACATTACTACTATTGTTCTTGCTATTCTTTTGACACCATTGTATGCAGTTTGCATAACATTGATAAGAAGTTTTGCAGTATTAATTGATATTATATGGGATTCTTTTACCTTTATGCCTAAGGCTACCTTTGAATATGAGAAGTCTTATGAGAAGAGATATTGGGAAAGAGAACTAGATAGAATAAACAAAAAATTTAAAGACAATTAGCCGAAATTTAAAATAATTTAAATAAATTTAAAAAAATTTGGGGCATATTGGGGGGAATACAAATCGCTCGACAAACGAAAAAAACCCCAAATATCGCTTGACAAAACAAAATTTATATATATGATAGATGGTATGGAACAATTATTCATTATAGTAATCACTTTTATAGCTCTTGTTGTAAATTGTTTTTGGGGTACTAAGTAATATAATGCTCGCCAAAAAATATAGTCGCCAAATATTGACTTGGACAAATATGGCTATCGGTTGTCTTGTCGCATCAATAGTCTTGTTTTTTTGTGGTATGGTATCGCACGGAATATTCTTTGCCGTAGTGTCAAACTCTATGATGAACCTAGCCAAACTAAAAAAAACATAAGATGCCAAAATTTAAAAAAATTTAAATAAATTTAAAAAAAAAGTTGACATACATAAAACTATCTCTATATTGGGTAGTATGAAAACATTGAATAAAGATGGCACACCTCGTAAACAAGGTAGTGGCAGAAGAAAAGGGGCAAACTCATTTGCTCATCTAACATTAGCAGACCTAGAACAATTTTGTGGGTCAGCTACCCTTATCCCTATTAGTCGTGTATGGCTAGAGAAGATGGGAGCATCAATCACAGAGGCTAACCAAACAAAAGTTTCTGTTTCACAAGAGTCAAAAGAGGTTGAAGAAAAAATCTCATTTAAAGTTCACAATTTTGTTGACAACAATTAATCATCTGTCATTATCCGTACTATGAAAACTACCACATATAAAAACCTCGTAGGTCAGAACGAAGTAAAAAAACAACTGACATTCTATTCAGAAGCACAAAACAAAAGTGGTGTTGCACCATTCTTAATGTTGAGTGGGGCAAAGGGCTTGGGTAAGACTGAGTTCGCCAAGCGTTATGCTTCTAGTCTCAAGAACCAAGACGGCACTAATCGTGCTTTCCTAGAGATTAACTGCTCTACTATCAAGAACGCTAATTCATTCTTCGAGCAGATATTTCTACCTATCGTAATGAATAATGAAATTACTATCTTGTTTGATGAAGCTCATATGCTTCCTAAGGACTTGGTAAATGCTTTCCTTACTATATTCAATACAGAAAAGGGAACATACAAAGAATTTCATCACGCAGAACAAATTTTTCAGTTTGATTTCAAGAAGCAATGTTTCATCTTTGCTACTACTGAGATGGACAAACTCTTCCCTCCGTTCAAGGACAGATTGACAATCGTGGATTTCCGTCCGTATGCAGTCGAAGAGTTGGGGCAAATCATTGGTCTTATCGCATCAGAGATAAAGTTTGGCAAGGGGGTTTTGGACGAAGTCGCAGAGACCACTCGTGGCAATGCTCGTTCAGCAGTAATGAGAACCAAAGAGATTATGTTGTATTGTAACAGAGCAAATCAGAATACATATGACTTAAAAGATTGGAAAAAGATGTGTGGTATACTAGACATCAAACCTATGGGATTATCCAACCTTGAAGTCGAGCTTCTCAAGATTCTCCAAGAGCGTGGTAATTGTTCGTTACAGATGCTATCAGCAGTAACAGGTATGAGCAGAACTGCAATCCAAAAGGAAGCCGAACTTTATCTACTGAAGCGTGGGCTAATGAAGATAAATGGTCAGCGTGAGATAAGTGGTAAAGGTATGAATGTATTAGAAAAGATTTAGGTTAGTTTTCATAAAACCATTAATTAGAGTCGGTAGGGTGCGAGCGAATTCATCTCAAGCAAATCCCTGCCGATTCTTTTTTTATGCAAATATACTCGACAAACCACACCAAACCAAATATACTAGACAATCCTCACCAAACCAAATAAAGAGTTAATAAGACACATAACCACATATAACATATTATTAAGTTCTGGTAGTGAAAAGTCATAAGTCGTTGAATATCAACAAGTTGCGGCGCGCGCCTACCCCCCGCCCGCAAGTCATTGATTATCAAGCACTTACGGATGTCAAGCACAAATTTAAAAAAATTTAAAAAAAAACTCGCCCTCCGTTATTTTGGAGAGCGAGTCGTAAGTCTTTGACTAGGAAGCGTTTATGACCTCTGCCACCTTAGGCGTGCGAGAGTTCGCATAGGTGTCAAGCACAGAGTGAAGCGAGCTTGAACGCTTTGCCGTGTTCGTGAGGTTGCCACGATACACATTCGTGAAAGCGTTTGAAAGCGACCACAAGTCACGACCCTCGAAGTCCTCGTGTTGAGGTGCGTGCCATTGGTTGACAATGTCAGTCACTTGAGTTTTGGAACAAGCCCCATTGCGAAAGCCACGCACGATTAAGTCGTGAGCGATTCTGTCGTCAATCTCGGTTGACTTGTAAGAATCAATTCGCTTCTCGGAAGTAATCCAAGAATCGCAAAGCTGACCGATAGCACGACCAAGCAAAGACGGCAAGTCACGCATGATGTGCGTAGTGTGCTTGCGACCCAAAACAATCTCATTGTTGAAAATCATATTGGTGCAAACGAAAGGTGCATCGCCTGCACAGACCATCGCACGAGACGATTTATCGTGTGAGTTGCGAAGCCCAAAGATTGTGCCGACCTCGGCATCGTGCTTGCGAGCGATACCTTTCACTTGGAACAAGCCGAAGTAGCGTTGCCCATAGCGATGCAAGGTGTGATGCTCTTGAACGATGTCAAGATTTGGTGTGTTAGCGATAGCCGAACGAAAGTCTTTTACAAGACCATCGTGTGAAACAGGTTGCCATTGTTCAGTAGCCTGTGGTGTTGCAACTTTCTCAACATCTGAGAAGTCGCTTGCCTCGCCTGCACATACACGCAGGTCGAGTAGTTTTGGATTTAGTATGTTAACCATACATAAGAACATAGACTATTTGATGTGGTTGTCAACTAATAAAACAAAAAAAAGTAAAAAAAGTTTGCTGTAAAGTTGGCACGCTTCTTGTCTGTGAGAAGGCTTAGAATTACGTAAGTCGTTGATTATCAACGAGTTGCGGCGGCCCCACGGCCCGCGCCCGCAAGTCACTGATTATCAGTTACTTACGGAACGCGAAAAAAAGTTTTACTTTTTGCTTGACTTACTCGCCCTCAATGATAAGGTGCGGTTTGCTTTTGTACCAACCCCTTAAGATTGCGGAAGTCCAATTTTTTGCGTCACTGTCGACCCACGACCTCGGCTTCTTTTCGTATAAAAGAATTTCGTTTGCAACACGCGTTTTCTTTTCTTGTAAGGTTTCCTTTTTAAACTTTTTCATATAGAATTATTATTGTTATTGTTATTGTTAGTATTATTAAGAGCATTCTAAAACAAAACCTGTTTCATCTTTTTTTGCAAGCCCTTTTTCAACCAAGCCAACAATTTTATTTTGTCCGTCCAAGAATCTCAAGTCGGTTTCGTCTCCGTCAATCACTTCACGACCTTGCCAAGTTTTTGGCAAACCATCACGAAAGACACAAGCAACATTTGCCCCTAATGAAAGCAATTTTTTTGTTTCGTTGTCGTTGTCCTCGGCTCTAGAGAAAGTTAAATGATAATTGCTAGGAAGTTTTCCGTTTAAGTATTTCTCAACTCGCTTTACTGATTTAGTATAGTCGTAAAACTGAACATCGGAAAACATTTCTATAAGTTTAACTCCGTTGAATTTTTGAGATTCCCAAGCAATGTCGCTAGTTAAGTTTAGACGAAAGCAAGGCTTCATATCTTTCTTACTAGCTAACTTTATTGCGTTGCCAATCTCTTTAACAAGTTGACGCATAAAATTTTCTTTGTCGTTAAAGAATCTTTTTGTTTTTGCAATGCGTGAATTTTGAACATTTGAGAATTTGCCACGACCTGCCGTATTTAAGCAAGCCTCGGCACAACCTTTAGAAGCCCAAGCACAAGCATTAAAGCCACTTAGGTTAAAAGGTGCAAGGTGTAAACCAAAAGTGATAAAGCCAAGCTTTTCCCCTTTGATAGTTTTAGCGTTTCCGTTATTTAGTAGTTTAGTCATAGTTTATATAATGGTAGAAAAGTTAAGCCTTGTCAAACCAAAAACCCAAAGAAAGAAAAGAATTTTCGATTCGACAAGGCGACTACGATAACAACAATTAAATTAATTGAAAGTCTCTAATGCGAGACTTGTAGAAAGAGCGAACACCACCATCTTTAAAGCTAGAAGCAAAAGAGTAAGTATTGAACATATCGCCAAAGTCCTCAATGAAATTCATATCTATATAGTAAGTACCTAACTCACCTTGAGAAGTTTTCTTTGAATAGACAATTTTTGCCATATTTTTACGCTCGAAAGCCCTACGAAATGCAAGGCGAATTTTTTGTATTAAGTTTAGTTTCATATATTATTTTCTCCGTTTTGGATTTTTTAATTTAAGTTTATAAGATA